CTATGCTTGGCAGAAGAATCTTTTGTTGCCTTTGATGGCTGTTGATAAAAATGGTCTTTGGGTGCATCAGAAGTTTGGTTACTCTATTCCTCGTCGTAATGGGAAATCTGAAATCCTATATATTGGTGAAATTTGGGGGCTACATGAAGGATTAAATATCCTACATACTGCCCACAGAATTTCTACCTCTCATGCCTCTTTTGAAAAGGTTAAACGATACCTTGAAAAAATGGGTTATGTAGATGGTGAGGATTTTAATTCCATTCGAGCAAAGGGACAAGAAAGAATCGAGCTGTATTCAACAGGTGGTGTAATCCAATTCCGTACAAGAACCTCAAATGGTGGTCTTGGTGAAGGT